TCTATTGCAAGACCTCCAGCGAACAATCCCGCCCGCTCACCAAAGCTTGCGTCTTCACGGTTTAACGCCTCTTTGCCCCGCGAAGTGAAATAATTGTTGATTACATCGGACCCCCACACAAGGTTGGGGTTTGTGTAGTCGCTGTTCCATGCGGCAGCAGCGCCGGCTTTCCAATATTCTTGTTCGGGGGAAAACCCTGGTTCTGGTATGGCCGCTACGCCTTGTTCACGGTACGCTTGCCGAGCTTGTTCCATGTTTGCGCGACGGTCGGGGCCAAACGCACCCGTCATGCTGGTGGGGGCGCCTTCGTTGATTACTTTGTTGAGTACGTTGGATGTGCCGGCGGCACCAGCAAATATTTTGTTGAGGAAGCCTTCAACAGGGCTAACCGTTTGGTTGTAGTTTGGCTGTTGCAGTTTGGGGAACACGGTGCTTGCGATAGCTCCCCGTGAACCGCCGGGTGTGGGCAAAGACGGTTGGGTTGGGTTTACCCGTTTAATAATGTCAGAATAATTATTTGTGGGTGCGGGAAGTTTACTGGGTAAAGTGGGGCGGGTTTGTGGAGACGACGCTCCAGCTTTTTTGACCCTATCGATAAGTTCAAGATACTCGTCAATAGGGGTTTTGTCTTTGTCTTCTGTACTCATTACGTTCTTTCAGCTAAGGAGCTAAACGTGTTAATAATAATTTATCGTTCGCGTGTGGGAACCGCCACGCTTACGCTGGGTTGCAAGAAAGTTGACGGTACCGTGTAGCCCTGAGCTTTTGCTGCCTCTATTGCTCGGTTGTTCCCGCTATTTTGAAGAAACATTGTTATGTTTCCGCCTTGTGCAATTACATCAAGAAGAAAATCGATGTCCCCCTGGGGAACATCACTAAACTGCCCTTCGGGTTCGCCGGATTCTGGTCGTTGCAAAATACCGCTTTCATAGAACGATTCTAAGAACAAGGCTTCGAGAACGCCTGCGGGCATGTTTGCGGCAGAACGCCCGCTACCTGTAGAAACCTGTTGGATTGCGCCCATAAGTTCCTGGGACTCGTTAGCGTCCAACATTTCAAGGTAATCGTTGTAACGGCTCAACAAATCTTCTTTAGCCATAACGCCAGTATCTAGGGCGCCCTCATACGCTAGTTGTCCACGGGTTTGCTCAGAAGTAGACAATGCTCCCATAAGGCCGGACCAGTTGGCCCCGGTCCTACCCATTTCACCAGTCTGGTAATCAACCGTTTCGTTTAAATCTTCCATGGCGGTAGGGTCAATGCCAAGTTCAGCGGCTTGCGCGGCACGTGCGGCCGCTTCTTCGTTAACCCTGGCGGCAGTTTCCTGCATGAGACGTTCGGTTTGGTCCGTTGCACCTTCGCTAGCTACCTCAAAACGTCGCGCTGCTTGTTCTGGTAATCCCTGGTATGCAGCAGCAAGCTGGTCGTACAATTGGCCCATATCGGCACGGGAAGAACCGTAACGTCCCTTTGCTTGTTCACGCATGGCGTTGTAACGTTCGCGAACCTGTGGGCGGTTGTCAATGGTGCGGACACCGCCGCCATCACCACCACCGTAAAGGATTGCGTTTCTTGCAGTGTCTTGCCATTGTGCGGTGTTTTGGTCGTACTGTTGATACTGGTTTTGAAGCCTGTTTAAAGCCTGCGCTTGCGCAGGGTCTGGCTTCACGGCCCCCGCTTGCCCCAGTATCCCGCTAAGCGCTGGTGTGGTTGTGGGGTTGTAGCTGGGCGCGTAAGGTGTTCCGGGCCAACCTGGGTTTCCCGGGAGACCTGGTGGTTTGGGTTTTGACGCTATAAGGTCATCGAGCCAACTCATAATTTACCAACCTAACGTGTTAATAATGTTTTGGTTGGAGCGGGCGGCGCTTTCGGCGCGCATCTTGTTCAAACCAGCCTGATACCTGTTGCCTTCGCCCACACCACGCTGGCCCAGCAGGCCGTACACGTCGGCAAGCGCGTTATAGTTCTGGTCAAACAGGGCTTCCTGGGTAAAATTTTGTCCCGCCAGGGGGTTACGCCTACCCAACTGTTGCCCAAGGTTTTGTTCACGCTGGTTGATTTGCCCAGCAGATTGTTCATAATCTTTAAGCAAATCTTCTAACCCTTGCTGGTATAAACCTGACTGGCTAAGCCCTCTTGCCGCAAAATCTTCACCGGTGCGCTGCGAACCGCGTTCTCTCTGCTGGGTCCAATCGCGCCGGGTACGGTCAATGTCTTGGTATCCTTGCTGGTTTTCAAACAACAGGTTGGCTAGTTGCTCTTGGAGGCTTACCTGCGCACCACCAGCACCGGAACGGAAGATAGCGTCCCTGCCAAACCAGTCCACGTCGCGCATGGAGCTGGGTCTACCATCGCCACCACCGGCCATGGGTTGGGTGGGCGCGGGCGTTGGCCCACCGCCACCGCCACCGCCACCGCGATTGCCGGCCGGGGCCCCTGGGGCTTCATAACCCGTGTAGCCGTAAGTTCCTGTGCGAGACGTAACAGGTTCACGAACGACGGGAGCGCCAGATACCACAGACCCTCTTGACGGGGCGGGGGAAGCCGCGCCTGTGCTACCCCGCATTGCGGTTAGGGCCCCCGGCCTATATGCTGGCTGAAATCTCACAGCTCTATCATCAACCATTGTTTAACCTCGTCTCATAGCGTTAGCGCTACCGTAAGCGCCTTTAGTGTTATCTTGAATCCATTTTAAATAAACTTGTTTCTTCAGACGATTACGCGCCTCCCGGTCAATATAACCACTAGGGTCAACCGGACCAGACGTTGCAGCTGAACTTGCGTTAGGGCCGTAACGTTTAACGCCGGCAGCATAAGAGTTGAAACCCGGTTGCCCGGAACCCGTCATGGGCATAGTCTCCCCTTATCTTGTTAAGCGTTATTTATTATCATACAAGAAACTATTGAATAATGTCAGAAATACCACGTTTTAGCACAGCATGGATACTGAAAGCAACAACTCTTACAGGACCAGTAGCCGTTGTTCCATCGGTTGACAGCCTCACTTCGAACGATGCGCGCCTAAACCGCATGTCTCTTTGAAAAGTAACGTTAACCCTGTACGGGAGCAACGCGGGATACACCACATGGGTTTGCACGTCGGGGCTTTTAACAATAGGGAAATCCCATGTGCCCAGCGCTAACTGGTCAAACGTATAACCCGCAAGGTCGTCCCACGAAACAATTAGTGACGTGAACTGGATAGGCGAAACAACACCGTACACGTCACGTGCCGTATAAACGTCTGCCGACCAGTAAAACAAGCGTTTCCACAAATCCGGGATATCGAAATCGAATGCTTTTGTTTCCGCTAAACATTCTATTTCTTCAGTATTGCTGACAAGGTATGCGTCAACAAGTTGATACATTTTTTGTTTATTTGCCGTGTTAACACCCGTAATCCCAATGACCGTGTCCGGCGTTAAAGCGTCTTGTTTACGGGGCTTTAGCACCCCCCACGCAAATTCTGTGCTGGGCGACGACCATTGAGACCATGCACCTGTTTCTAAATCTAGGGCGTAAGTGCCTCCACCGAACCATACGACAGCACGTCGCCCAAACACTGTTAAAGCAGATTTAATGCTGAGTACGGCGGTAGATTTTGTTTGCACAAAACTTAGGCGACTAATGTCGTTAAGTGGGTAAAACTGGTACGAAACAAAACGGTACAACCGACCGTTGTTAAGAACCAGGTAAGAAAACTCGTATTCGCCAACACTATATTTGTTGTCAGCCCCCACCGTGTTGTCTAGCAAATCTAGTGAGCCGTCGATGGGTGCGGACTGGTATTTAAAATAGTATGTGCTTTTGGTGCGGAAAATAAAAAGTTCGTTTGCGGCGGAAACTATTTTAGTGATAAACTGTCCGTCACCTTTTGAAACATCAAAATAGTTGTCGGGTTCCCAGTCGTTGATACTTGTTGCGCCCGGGCCCACCGTGGTAATGTTGGAAAAGTGTATGCGGCCTCGCTCGTGCCCCGAAACCCGCGAAATCATAAAAAACCGGGCTTTATATAGAACGATTTGTTCGCCTCGAGGCATTGCGTTGGCACCGGCAGCTAGGGATGTGAAAGTGGTGCCGTTCCAGTAGCCCCCAGATTGGGTGCTAGAACATAGGTAAAGGTTGCCGCCCCACTGTGCAGCGCCAGTTGCTGCAAAGGTTGCTATTGCTGAAGTGTACGTATTTGTGTCCAAATTGTACAAATAGGTGTTGCCGTTACATGCAACAACAGCGTAACTAACCTCAACGGGGTCCGTATAAAAACCAAGAATGTCAATAGGTTGGTTTACCACTGGCGCTAACGCCAACTGTGTGATAGGTGGGCGTGACACAAGGGAGCCGTTAGCGTCAAGCTCAAAATTTATGAGACGGTGCAGTTCTTCATTATCAATAGTGGTAATGTCGGAAACGTTGTTCAGTCCGCCACTAAAAGTTTGAACAGTTATTCGTTCGCTGCGTGAACCCGTTACTTGACTTTCCGCCATTACAGGTCCTCAATCCGCACCGTAACCGAAGGATAAGTGCTCATTTGAACAACGTTTTCCTGATTTTCTAACAGGGTCATAGCGTTAACATACTCTTGCTGCTTGTACGACGCTGCTTCCCAGTTCTCATCCAACTGGTATGCCCGCGCCAAAACAAGGTCAACCACACGCTGGAAATAACGGTTGGGCACACTTAAAGTGTTTGTGAGCACCGTTAAATCTGTGGGTTGTTCCACATAGTACATTCTCAAACCATTAGTAATGTTTTTGTTAGGTTTTGGAAAAATGTACACTTGGCCAGCGCGTTCGTACCAGATTGTGGGGATGCCTTCAGGCGACCCCGACTCTGGCAGGTTGCTAAGGATATAACTTTGCGCTTCCTGAAAACTGTACGGCTCAAGGGGGACGCCGTCGTAATGCAAAGCCTCAATATATTGGATATTTTGCGTGGGGTAAGTGTATAAATCTTGGCCTTTAATAACGTTTGTCTGGCTAGTTTCTTTAAGCAACGGGTTTTGGCTAACAATGTCCTGCTGCGCAAGATTAATCCAACCGAGGATATCAAAATCGTTTATTTGACGCCCGTCAGGGTCACCAAATTGTCTTTTTACCGCATCGGCAACTTGCGTGCCTGTACGGGTGAAAATTTCTGCGGGCATGTTTTAGCTCCAACGTTTTTTATTAAGCTCGTATTTCATTCTCTCACGTTTTTCTTCTAAATCATCTGCGCGTCTGCGTTCCTCCAAAATATGGCGGGCATGCGTCAACGCATCAAACTTGTCAAGTTTTTTGCCAAACCGGTGCGTGTCCCACTCCCACACTTGGGCGATAATACGTTCGTCCAACATTGACTCCGAATAGTTTTTAATAATATATTCAGGTAGCCCCATGGGTTTATGTATTACCACAAAAGGTTTATCTGGCGCTTCTTTAATCCACGGGTGCTCTGGTGGCAGTTTCTCTAGAAACAATTCATGATTGTAGTCGTTGAGGATTTGCGCAACAATGCGACCTTTTTCGGGTAAGTCCAAGTTTTTAAATAAAGTAACCATAACGTATAGGGTACAAGAAAAACCCCCCGCCAGGGTGGATGGCGGGGGGTTTTCGTATGGTTGTCGCATTGGACAACACGGAGGGGAAAGGTTTAGACCTCCGCGATACCGTACAGCTTACCATGAGCGTTGCGCCTGTAGGTAGTCAACTCCGAGTAGTTACGCATTTCGGCAATGAAGCCGTCGTAACCCGGAATCTTCTGCCAAGTGGCACCCTGCTCGTCAATCCACTCCCAACCAACGTTCGTGTTGAGAGCGAGTTCCTTGTCGTTCGGGAACCATGCGACACCTGCTGGTGCGTCAAAGTCCGTCATCATGGGGATGTCACCGTAAGGCGTGGTGAAGGAAAGTCCTCCACTGACACCACCATTCATGTCAGGCTTGTTTACAAACTGACGCATTCCCTCAAGAGCGTTCCAGTACGCACGGTACACACCAGGGGTGGTGATGATACGCGTGGGCTTGGAACCCTTGCGGCGCACGTTCTGAACAACATTGTCGAGGTCCAACTCTGTTAGCACACCCGCACCGCTGGCGGTAGTAAGAACAGTAGAAGCCCAGTCGGGGTGAACCGTTGGGTCGATGTTGTACAGGGTTCCCGTGTTGTTAATAATGGCCTTAAAACCGGTCCATTCTTTCTTCCACGAGTTCGTGCCACCAGCGGCAGTGCGCGATGAACGAACGAGAACGTCGTTTACCGTCAGGGTACCAACCGAAGCATCAACCGTAATCTCTTTGGCGGCCGCGTTGATGGCGGTGACAGTGAGGTAGCTGGTGTTGCGTGGGGTTGGCACGGAAGCGCCAAGGGTTGACTGGTTCAGGATGTCGATACGCATACCAATGCTGATGTATGTGAGGTCATCGACATCAATAACCGTGAGTGCCGAGCCGGCTACGGTAACCTTTGCGAGGGTACCTGTTCCGTCACCATAAACCTGGCGGTTCATGTCCTTGGCAAGGTCAGACTTAAGACGGGTCATTTCCTCGCCCACGTAGTCCACGAAGGACTGGGGGTTGGTCTTGGCCTGGTACATAACCTGACCGGTACACTGAATGGCACCGTAGAGGCTCTTAAGCCCGGTGGTACCACGTGCGTAA